TCGGCTGTTACACAAGTCTTTAAAGACCGGGCGCGCGTAGCAACTGTCGGGCCACTGCCACCGTGGCTACTCAGCCCCCTACGGGGGCTGCTGCAACCCCCGCTAACCTTGCCGCCGAAGGCGGCACAGCAGAGCTGGCACAACCCTTGCTAACTCTCTATATAACAACAACTATTATTACTACCGGGGAAGTGGTAAAGAATAGAGATAGTTAACTACCTTAAAAGCAGCTGTTAATGTTCTTAAGAACATTAACTGCTCTTCTGCGTGCAACCCCGCGAAGCGGGGACACATGTGGGGGTGGGGGGGGGGTGTCACATTTGAGTGCATTCACCACTCACCAGTCGCTCATAAAAATTACGAAAACAAGGAACTTTTTCACTTGACAGTTGTCTAAGGGGTATAACCCCTCCGGGGTCAATATAAGTGCCCCGCAGGGGCACAAGAACAAGAGAGCCTAAGCTCCGCATGACCTCCCCTGTACTCACTGAAATCACTACCGGGTATGCCTGTGTCACTGCCATCAATGACAACTTTGGTGCCTTAGAGTCCTACCTCAACGATATCCCCGATCCTGTCCTCCCGTCAGACCCGGTAAGGCTGTCTGACCTCCAAGAAGCTGCTTCAGGGGGGCTGGCTGTGGTGGGAGACGGCACAGCCCACGGACAGGTGAAGCTGGTGCGGAGCAGCAACACCGTCCTCAAGCTAAACAGGTGTAAAGGGCCGGGTGGCCTCATCATCGATGGGGTGTTGCGGCAAGTGCCTTCGGCGGGAGTGAGCGCCACGGTCACCAGCTGCGTGGTCAATGGCACAGCAGCTACAGCCCTGACGGCAGGCACCGACTACCTGGTGTTCGCCTACATGGATGGCGACACCATGACCCTCGACTTCCGCAGCGCTAGCACGCATGAGGACAGCAACGGGGTGGAGATTTTGACAGGGAGCACCACCCACACTCTGGTGGGCATGGTGAGACCCAACGCAGGGCCGATATTCACTGACAGTGCTTCCAATAGATTTGTCCGCACCTGGTACAACGACACAGGAGTGACAGGCACCGACTCGGGCAGCTCCTACAACTTCACGTCCACACAATCTATAGCGGAGCTGGACAGCGCCGTGCGGGCAGAACTGTTGTTGTGGGCCAGCGAGTTTGGCAAGGTGGATGTCACGTTCACCATTGGACCGGACAACACGCCCGCCAACGCGGCGTATGCCCGAGTCACTGCTTACATCACCGCACAAGGGGTGACAGCTCTGGCGCAGTCGGCCAACGGGCACGTCCGTGCTCCCAACACAGCAGGACGCCTCGCCTCAGCGTACGACTCAGCTGTGTTCTCTGGTGCGTCTTTGGGCATCAGCGATGGGTACGGCTATTTCATGGTCTACCGCACCATCGACGGTAGTGTCACCTCGATTGACATCACCAACCCCCGTGTGAGTGTATCGACGCAGGGCAGCGGGCTGTGATGACTCCTGGGTTCTTCGAGAACACGCTCACGTGGGTAGTAGGTGTTCTGACAGCTGTGGCAGCGTGGTTTCTGAAGAAGCTCGACCACCGCATCTCCGAGTTGGAGAAGTTCAAAGTGGACAAAGAAGATTTCAACCGCACTAGGTCTGAGCTGAGAGATTCGGTTATTTCGCTACACGAGAAGCTGGACACCCTCACTCGCATCATGCTCGAACGCAGACAGTAGTGGATGAGAAGCTGGTTGTTGACGTCTTCACGTTCGCTGGTGGAGTGTTCCTAGGAACATTGCTAGGCATTGCACTCGCAGTTGTGCGAGTGGCAGTGTTCCTGGTGATGCACGACGAGTGTGACTACCAGCTCACAAGGAGAGTCATCACGGCACAAGTGATGAAGAAGTTGGGAGAAGACTGATTCTTCCTCCGTTCGACTACAACAAAAACAAACACACCCTCTTAGACAGCACAGGCAGGCGGCTCACAGCGGGACTCTTCGAGGAGTTGGCTGACCCTGAGCGCTCGATAAAGCCCATCTTCTCTCTCGCTCAGTGGCGAGAGGTGTATGTCGACATCGCCGATCCCACCGACTACAAAGCTGCGCTGCACCTCATAGGCGACTGGGAACACTGGCGCTGGCTGCTGAAGCAGAGCGCTGGATTTGCAGCAGCTGTCCACGAGTGGCGCGAGGAAGTGGCCACCAAGATTGCTAGCGAAGCAATCTCCGATCTGAAGGTGCAGGCGAAGAAGCCGACAGGCATTGGCGCTGCGAAGTGGCTGGCTGAGAACGGGTGGAAAGAGAAACAAGTCGGCAGGCCACGCAAGGTGGCGAAGCCAGACGAGTCACACCAACAACAAGTGCACCAAGACTACACAAGAATAATGAGCGAGGCTGGACGTGCCTAACGCCATCAACCTTACCCCCGATGCCAACGGCAAATTCATTCAGGCGCTGTGCCCGAGCACCACAGCTTCTGTAGCCATCGGGGGCACCTCGGTTCAACTCACCATTCCCTCCAACACTGAGGTGGTACGCATCGCTGCCACCGCCGACTGCTACATCGAGTTCGGCGCCAATCCTACAGCCACCGATGAGTCGATGTTGTTTCCTTACGGTGTTGAGGTGTTCCGTCTTCCTCTAGGAGTCACAAAGATTGCGGTACTTCAGGTGAGCACGTCAGGCGTGCTTGCTGTCACCAAACTCATTTAATGACCTTCCTCTCCACGCTCAAAGACCTCTTCAAGAAAGAAGAAACCGGCGAAGTAAAAACTCAAGCCTATCCCGTCGACATCAACGTTCCTAGGAACGTTGAACGTCTCACTACGCGCATCGAGACGCTAGAGGCGTACATCAAGAAAGGGAAGGCAACCGCAGAGCATCACGCCAGTCTTGAGAAGCACAAGGCAGCCCTTGCCGCTCTGCGCGCTAGCGTAGGTCTCAAGTAATGGCAACCACCTTCAACCTCTACGACGAGTGGCGTGAAGCACTCGCTGATCCCACGCGCTCTGCTGCAATTGCAGGCACGCTCAAGGCAGCCATCGTCACCAACAGCTACACCCCTGACCAAGCTGCTCACGACTTCTGGAACGATGTGTCCGCGAATGAAGTGAGTGGCACCAACTACACGGCAGGTGGCAACGCTTGTGCGAGTCCCACCTGGTCTGACGACGCAGGCGGCACGCTGAAGTTTGACGCTGACGATCCGGCAACCTGGTCTCAGCACGCGTCTGGCTTCTCGAACGGACGTCGCATCGTCCTCTACTACGACACGGGCACCGGCTCTACCTCACGCCTGGTTGGGTATAGCGATGCTGCGGGTGCCGACTTCGGCAACGTGGCGGGTGACTTGTCTGTCACCTTCAACGCTGCTGGCATCTACACCAGCCCGAGATAAGCACCTTTGGCCAATCCTGGGTACGTCCGTTCCACGGACGGGTCAAACGCGGACAACGGCAGCACGTGGGCGCTTGCCAATCTCGACCTCTCCGGGTCTACGGCTGATGCCGCAGCAGGTGATCGTATCTTCGTTTCCGACAACCACGCGGAGAGCACCGCCGCGTCGGTGACGCTAACGTTCCCAGGAACGTTAGCAAGCCCCAACCAAATCCTGTGTGGGGACGACGCGGCTGCGCCGCCAACCTCGTTGGCGACGACTGGCACGTGCACCACGACCGGCAACAACGGCTGGACGCTCAACGGTTGCTTCTACATGTACGGCCTGACGATGACGGCTGGTAGCGGTGCGGCTGGTAGTTCCGCGCACATCCAGCAAGGCAACACCGCGAACGATCTTCAGGTGTACGAGGCGATGAACTTCATCCTCGGGACATCTTCGACAGCGCCGCGTATTCGTCCTACGGGTGGTTCAGGCGCGTCGAACGATAGGGTGGAGTGGATCAACTGCGGAGTTAGGTTCGGGAATGCCTCGCAAGCAATTGAGCCGCTGCGTGGCTCGTGGGATTGGCGCGGTGGGTCTCTGCTCTCTGGCGGCACGAGTCCGACGACTCTCGTTGTTCCCGCCACTGCCAACGCCTTCAACCCGATTGTGACCATCACAGGCATCGACCTCGTCAATGCCTCAGCGGGCATCAACATCTTCACCGCAGGGCAGCCGGGTGTCTACCGCATCCGCAACTCCAAGCTCCCGGCTTCGTGGAGTGGCGCACTAACCACCGGCACGATTGTTCAGGGCGCGTTCTTCGAGATGCGCAACTGCGCTGCGGGTGACGTCAACTACGCGATTTGGTTCGAGTCGTACGGAGGATCGGTCAGGCACGAAACGACGCTCGTCAAGACCGGCGGCGCGAGCGACGGCACAACGACGATTAGCTGGAAGTTCGTCAGCGCGGCGAATGCGGAATACCCGACTGTCTTGCTGCGCTCGCCGGAAATATCTAAGTGGAACGAAACGACCGGCAGCGCGGTGACTTTAACGGTCGACATCCTGCACGACAACGCAACGGACCTCACCGACGCCGAGGTGTGGCTTGAGGTTGAGTATCTAGGCACCTCCGGATTCCCGCTGTCGCTGTTTGTCGATGATGCGAAGGCCGACGTGCTCGCTACTGCTGCGAATCAGGCGACGAGCACCGCAACCTGGACCACAACGGGTATGAGCAACCCGAACGAGCAAAAGCTCTCCGTGACATTCACCCCACAAGAAAAAGGTTTGTTCATCGCGCGCGTTTGCGTCGCCAAGGCGAGTTACACCCTGTACGTCGATCCTGAGATTCAGGTGAGTTAAGGAAACGTTTTGATTAGTCCGACCAATCCTACTAGCGGCGATCTGGGTTCTGCTTACAACCGAAGGTCCAATCTCTTTTTCTGGACGACACCCACAATCAACTGGGAGTGGGGCGAGACTCCTGCGATGCCGCAGCGTGCTCGCCTCGTAGTCGATGGCGTTCCTGTCACTGACTACGTCACGCCTACCGCTAACGGTAGGTGGAAGTTTGTCTTCACTGTTCCCAATGGCCACCACGTGGCCGTAGTGGAAGTGGAGGGCATGGGCACCAGTAAGTCTCTCGCCAAGGACTTCATCGTCAACGCCTCAGGTGTTCCGCTGCCCAATCAAGCGCCGTGGACGACGACCAGTTCCTTCGAGCTGATTTACGGACCACACGTCAACACTGTTGCGCAAGTGGCGTTCCCGCCTGTGGCACGGACGATTTACACGCTGAAGCCGCAGAACGTTGAACCCTATTCGACGCGGCTCACGAAGAAGCAGCTCTACTCGTACATGGTGCAGCAGAACGTCGGCGCGAGACTCACTCGCCGATTCAGGGAAGCGCCTACGGGTGACGTCACAATCGAACCTGAGCAGAAGTATTTCTACGACGACGCTACAACTTCCGGCGATCCGGCTCCATCAGTCAAGCCCCCGAGGGTTGCTGTTATTGATGGACCGAGAGACCAGGCGACTCTTGGCTTTGTCTACAAAATCATTGTCCGTCGTGGTCTGAAGGGGTTCTACCTCTCTGACACTTCCGCAGGGTTTCGATTTGAGCGCAGCAACGGGGACGTCCTGACCGAGTCAGGTTGGAGGATTAAACCCGGCGTCATCCCCGCTCATTCTGGAATCCGCAACCTCACCTACATGTATCCGGGGAACGCTGCTCATCAAGCGTTCTACAACGATAAGTGGGAGATCGTGGCCGACTGGTCACGAGTCACCGGACCCAAAGGCTACCTTGAGCCTTGGGGTTTCACGGTTGCGAAGCGGCGCGCAGACGGCACCATCGATCAACGGGACGGGTGGGAATATTACCGCTGCGACACGTTGCACCACCGCGTGTTGTACGAAAACGCGTGGCCGATGTGGAACGCCACTGCGCCGCACTTTCCCCCTCCGGGATACGTAGGACCGGGTGCCAAGACTGGTGTGTCTGAGGTGGTGGACTTTCTCAGGACGCCTGATGGTTTGCCTAGGGACTACTTGAACGAGCCGTGGGATTGCGAGATTGGTCCCGATGGAAAGTTGTACTGGACCAACTTCGGCAACAGCTCGATCTACCGCTGCAACCTCGACGGGACGGGAATAGAACCCGTCATCCAAGGGACGAACATCTCTGGTGTTCAGCGTCTTCAGTATTACAACCAAGCTCAAGTCGACAGCTTTCGGGCGATGCACTTGGTGGACGGCCCTGTGGGGGTTGCTTCGTGCACTCACCCGACTGCGATGGGCTTCAACTCCCAAGGCAAGCTCATCTGGATTGATAACTACCTGTTGGCCATCCGTGAGCTAGACCTCACGACTCAGACGGTACAGACGCTCGCGTTCATCCCCGGAATCCAAGCGGGTTCCTCTGGAGCTTCGACGCGACAGTTCGCGATGTCGATTGACACCGAAGGGACGTGCGGCCCGAAAGACGACATCTTCATCAACGGGTGGCACAACTCCGACCATCGCTTTGCTGCTGACGGCACCTACGTTGGAAGGGCAGTGTGGACCTCCGGGGCCATCATGTGCAACGGCCCTCTCGACAAAGTGAAGGCACCAGGCTACGCGTGGGGGATAGGGGTTGGTGACGGCCTGATTCGAGTCGACGGAAATGGTGCGGGCTACGAATCAATTTACGTTCGCAAGCGACAACCGGAAGACGGACCCGATCCTGACGTCACGCTTTGGAAAACAGGACAGAAAGCGTACCAGGCTGTGTCGATGTTCCTGACCCACGGAGCTGATCTACAAGGGCACCTAGGGTTTCCTACAGGCGAGGAACTAGGAGCGTTGTCGGACTCGGACCTGGATGCGTACCTGACAGATCGTGGAATCCCTGCGACTTCGCTTGCTGCGGTTCGGTACTACATCCGCTGGAACGTTAGAGATGTTGACTACACGGTTCCTGAACCTCCTCCGCCTCCCGAGCCGGACGATCTTGAGTTCTCTGTTGGTGGGCGTCTGTACCACGTGCAAGACGTCGGACCTTCAAGCACGGAAGATCGCGTCATAAAGATGGGTGAGGTTGGTTACACAATCGTTGGTCCCTAAAAGCTAGGTTGTTATGGCTCGTCAGTACATGGGTGCCGATGGCACCTGGATTAGTGAGGCCACGACATACGAATACATGGGTGCCGGGGGCACCTGGGTAAATGAATCACAAGCCGATGCAGACACACTCATTGAGTTAAACGCAGCTGCGTTCGAGTGGACTCCACAAGCAATACAACTCCGACTGTCGCTGTTCTTAGGAACAGCGGCATTCGAGTGGACGCCCGCCTCGATTCAGCTTCGGCAAATTGTGCAGCTGTCCGCCGCAGCGTTTGAGTGGACGGCACAACAGATACAAATCGCAGTGATCCAGCTCATCGAGCTGTTGTCCGCTGCGTTTGAATGGACTGCCAACGAAATACAACTCAGGTTGCGCATCGAGTTAGGTGCAGCTGCACTTGAGTGGACAGCGCAAGCAATTGATATTTTGCAGGGTGTCCTTACGCTGACGTCGGCAGCATTCAATTGGTCGGCGCAGCAGCTGAACCTCATCACTGACCACATCATCGACTTGGCTGCCGGTGTGTTCAAGTGGTCAGCAAAAGCCATCACGATTGATGCCGGAGGTGTGGTGGCGACAGTGATTAGAAACACACGCTACACCCTTCGCAGATTCATTGGACGTAGGTAGTTTGCTCAAGAAAGACGCTGTTAGAAAACTTGCAGAAGAAGACCTCCTGACGTTCATCAAGTTGGTTGCGCCCAAGCGAATGCTTGGAGCCATACACGAGGAACTGGCCCGTTGGTGGACCCGCTCCGACGCGAAGGACAACCAACTAACCCTTCTTCCCCGAGACCATCAGAAGAGTGCGCTGGTGGCCTATCGCGTTGCGTGGTGGATTACGAAGCACCCGGAGACCACGGTGCTGTACGTCTCGGCGACGTCAGACCTGGCGGAGAAGCAGCTCAAGTTCATCAAGGACATCTTCACCAGCTCCACCTATCAGTTCTACTGGCCAGAGATGGTGAACAAGAACGAGAACGCACGAGAGCGTTGGGCTGCTGAGGAGATAAGCGTAGACCACCCTGCACGCAAAGCTGAGGGCGTGCGCGATCCTACGGTGAAAGCTGTGGGCCTGACGGCCAACACGACAGGGTTGCACTGTCAGGTGGCAATTCTCGACGACATCGTTGTTCCTGGGAACGCGTACACACAGCAGGGCCGAGAGCAGGTAAGGGGATTCTACTCCCAACTCTCCTCGATTGAAACGACGGGAGCGAAGGAGTGGGTGGTCGGTACGCGCTACCACCCTGCCGACATCTACCGCGACTTGATTGACATGACGGAGGTGTTCACTGATCCGGACACAGAAGAGGACATCGAGCGCGATGTCTACGAAGTGTTCGAGCGGCAGGTGGAGACGAACGGCGAGTTCTTGTGGCCGAAGCAGCGACGTTCCGATGGACGCTCGTTCGGGTTTGACGAGAGGGAGCTGGCGCGTAAGAAGGCGAAGTACCTCGATGTCACGCAGTTCTATGCGCAGTATTACAACAACCCCAACAGCAGCGAGACTAGCTACGTCGATGCGGGGAAGTTCCAGTATTACAACCGGGAGTCGCTGAGGAACGTCAGTGGTACGTGGTACTTGGGCGACAGGATGTTGTTCACCTACTCAGCCATCGACTTCGCCTACTCGGTGAAGCAGTCTGCCGACTACACCGTTGTCATCACGGTGGGCGCAGACGAGGAAGGCAACATCTATGTTCTTGAGGTGGATCGGTTCAAGACGAACAAAGTGAGCGTGATGTACGAGCACATCTTCCGCGCCTACAGGAAGTGGGGGATAAAACGGTTGCGGGCTGAGGTGACAGCTGCACAGAGTTTGGTGGTGCAGCAGCTCAAGGACCACATGCGTTCAGTGAACATCGCGCTCTCGGTGGACGAGCACCGCCCTCCGCCGACGAAGTCGAAGGAGGAGCGCATCCAGCTGGCGCTGGAGCCGCGCTACAGCAACTTGCAAATCTGGCACTACAAGGGCGGCAACTGCCAAGTGTTGGAGGAGGAGCTGATGTTGGCTCACCCTGAGCACGACGACGTGAAGGATGCCTTAGCGGCTGTTGTTGAGATCGCTATGGGACCGGCGAAGAGATCGAGTCAAAAAGGAAAATCCAATGTCACGTACTCCGGTAGGTTCGGCGGCGTGGCGTTTGCATAAAGTTCCTAGGAACACGTGGCAACCTTAGACGCGGTATTTGAAGAAGACCATCTGGCTCGCACCATTGCGGACAAGTACGTGACGTGGCAGACCAACCGGAGCACATGGTTGGACGAGCACAAGGAGCTGCGCGCCTATCTGTTTGCAACAAACACACGAAACACGGAGAACGCAAAGCTGCCGTGGAAGAACTCCACGGTGACGCCCAAGCTCACACAGATTCGTGACAACCTGCACGCCAACTACCTGGCTGCGCTGTTCCCTCGTGAGCAGTGGTTTCAGTGGAAGGGTGCAGACTCCGACGCAGTCACAAAGGAGAAAGCTGACGCCATCGAGGCGTACATGCTTTCCAAGATTCGAGCTGGCGGGTTCCGTGAAACCGTGAGCCAATTACTCCTCGACTACATTGACTATGGCAACGTGTTCGCGGGGCACGAGTACGTGTGCGAGAAGAAGGTTGACCCTCTTACGAAGGAGGAAGTGTTAGTCTACCAAGGCCCGCGCGTCTTCCGCATTAGCCCTCTTGACATCGTCTTCGATCCTACGGCCCGTGCGTTCAAGGATTCTCCCTGCATCGTGCGTCGTGTCGTTGGTCTCGGGGATTTGGACAACGCGCTGGAATACAAGAAACACCTTGGCTACTCTGCCGAAGTGGTGCACAAGGTGCATCAGTTTCGCATGGCACCGGCTGACCAAATCGACATCATCAAGAGTCAAGGGTTGGTGGTTGATGGGTTCGGCACAATCGACCAGTATTTGAAGTGCGGGCAGGTGGAGCTGCTGGACTTCTACGGGGACGTGTACGACCACAAGACCACCACCTACCACCGAGACATCGTGGCCACGGTGGTTGACCGGCGTTGGATGTTGCGCATGGCTCCCAACCAAAGCTGGACCGGAGAGCGTCCGATCAAGCATTGCGGCTGGCGTCTGCGTCCTGACAACCTATGGGCACAAGGTCCGCTCGACCAGCTCGTGGGTATGCAATACCGCATCGACCACCTGGAGAACCTGAAGGCGGACGTGTTCGATCAGATCGCACACCCAATCGCGAAAGTCAAAGGCAACACTGTCGAGGACTTTGAGTTTGGTCCGGGTGTCAAAATTGTGTGCGGTCAAGACGGGGATGTTGATTTCGTTCGTCCTGATGCCGAGGCGCTTCGGGCAGACATGGAAATCCAAACCCTCATGGATCGGATGGAAGAGTTGGCTGGCGCTCCGAGACAGGCGATGGGCATCCGCACTCCGGGCGAGAAAACCAAGTATGAAGTGCAAGTTCTTGAGAACGGTGCGGGGCGCATATTCCAGTCCAAGGTGAACTGGTTCGAGGTGTGTGTTGTCGAGCCGCTGCTTGACGCCATGCTGGAGGAGGGCGTGCGCAACCTAGGTGCCAAGGACGCGGTGTCCATCATCGACCCCACCTACGGCACCGAGACGTTCAAGGACATCACCAAGGAAGACATCACGGCCCGTGGCAAATTCAAGGCAGTGGGCGCACGTCACTTCGCCGAGCAGGCCATGTTCGTGCAGGAGCTGACCCAAACCCTTCAGCTCATCGAGCGCATTCCGTCTGTGAAGGCCCACGTGTCGGGCAAGGCGGTGGCTAAAGCCTTGGAGGAGACGATGGGCTGGAAGAGTTTCGGCATTATCAAGGACAACGTGGCGGTCACGGAGGAGCAGGAGACACGCCGGTTGGTCCAGGCTGCGGGTGAGCAGCTGGAGACTGAGGCGGGCATGCCGTCCGAGCTGCAAGAAGGAGACGTACCGATGGTAGAGGAGCCTGTTGCTTGAACATCCTGATCCGGAAGCACCGACCTGTCGAAGTAGAGGAGGGGAAGTGGGCGGAAACGTGGGATCGCAGCGCTTGGTTGCTGCGTTCCCTAGCCGAAGCGATGAAGGACATCAGGAAAGGGATAGAAGTCGTTGATCCATCGGACTTTTCTATCCCCAATCACTACGCCAAGCTCGCTTTTCACGCCGGTCAGAAGCAAATGTTGGATCAGATTATGTCCCTACTCCCAAAATCGGCACAAGAATAAGGAACTTTTTCCTGTTTTTGTTGTCTAAAGCGATATAAGCGTTACAAAACTGTACCAATAAGAGCCGTGACCAGCGGCCACCCGGATGACCGATCCCACCATCTTCTCCCAGTCCGACCAGGACACCTCGAAGCAAACCTCTCAGCAGCAAAGCCAAGCAGCCAGTGACACTGGCACCCACTTGGCAACCCTTGTGGGCGATGCCCGCAAGTACAAGACAGCCGAAGACCTAGCTAAGGCTTACATCAACATCGACGAGTTTGCGGAACGCCTAAAAGGCGAGAACGCAGACCTTCGCGCGAGGTTGAATGAGTCGAAGACGGTTCAGGATGTCTTGGACCGATTGAACGCCGAGGAACGGCAGAGCGCTCAAGACCAGAGCGCACACAAGACGGACTCTACCCAGTCAAGTCTTTCTGCGTCTGACGTTGCAGCAATCGTTAAGGACACACTCACCGGATTAGAAACACAGCGCTCTCAGCAGGACAATCTTCGGAGGGCTGACGCAGAGATGCGGAAGCTGTTCGGAGACAAGGCTCCCGAAGTTTTCAACCAGGCAGCCACCACGCCCGAGCTGCGCAAATCGTTGATGGCACTCGCAGCCGTCAGTCCGGAGAAGTTTGTCGCCGTGTTCCACCAGCCACAAGTCAGTGGATCACAAGTGGATAGTACGAATCGAGGCGCACCGCCCAACCCCGGTCCTACCGGAGGGCGTGAGAACGATCCAGGGTGCAAAGAGTATTACAACAACCTGCGTCGTACAGACCCGAGGGCGTACTACTCGCAACACATACAGCTGCAAATGACTCAGGCGGCAGAGAAAGACCCCAACAAATTCTTTCCACGTTCCTAGGAACGTTGATGGTTTAGGGCGTTTGACTCGCCAATAACAACAACAAGAAGAAGGTAGCAAATGCCCGCTTTTGATTCGAGTGTCGTCGGCACTCACCTGGTTCGCACCGAACTCTGGTCCGACCAGCTCAAGGACATCCTTCAAGACATCCTGCAAGGTCAGCAGTATGTCAACTGGATGACCAACTTCCCTGACGGGACGACTTTCACTATCCCGTCCATCGGTGAAATCCCGATGCGTAACGTGAAC